CGTCTTGAATTCGCAGGTTTGGCGTGATAGTATTATCGTGAAAAGAAATATCAAAGCACAGCCGGACGGGGCCTTCCCCTTCCGGCTTTTTCTATGCTCAAAATGGCTGGAGGTGATGATTGTGGCCAGGATGACAGAGAAGCAACAGCGGTTCTGCGATGAATATCTGATTGACTTAAATGGCACACAGGCCGCAATCAGAGCCGGATACAGCAAAAAGACAGCTGCTGTCATAGCAACAGAAAACCTTAGAAAACCTAACATCCAGGAATACATAGAAAAAAGGATGGCCGAAAAGGAAGAATCACTCATTGCAAAACAGAATGAGGTGATGAAATACCTGACATCGGTCATGCGCCGGGAACTGAAGGAAAGCATCGTTGTCACCCTTCAGAACAAGACGGAAAAGTGGGTAAAGGACGAAGACACAGGGAAGCTGAAAAAGCAGACCATCACCGAAGAAAGCCCTGCCGTTGTCGAAATCCCGGCCAAGCTTTCCGATGCAAACAAGGCGGCTGAACTGCTGGGAAAGGCATACGCCATGTTCACGGAAAAGATTGATTCCGAGGAAAAAGTCAAAGTGACGATTGTGGATGATATGGATGGCTAAAATCTCTGAGTATGTGGGCGGCGGGTATGATGAATTCTGGCGCTACAAGGGCAGATACAGGGTCTGCAAGGGAAGCCGTGCCAGCAAGAAGAGCAAGACCACCGCCCTGTGGTTCATCGCCAATCTGTCAAAGGACAAATACAGGGATGCGAATCTGCTGGTTGTCCGCAAGACGTACAGGACGCTGAAGGATTCCTGTTTCAAAGAGTTAAAATGGGCCATCAACAGGCTCCAGCAGCATCAATGGGTTGCCAAGGAAAGCCCCCTTGAAATTGAAAACACGGAGACAGGCCAGAAGATTTACTTCAGGGGCCTGGATGATCCGCTGAAGGTCACGTCCATCACGGTGGACAAGGGTGTGCTTTGCTGGGCATGGCTTGAAGAAGCCTATGAGGTCATGAAGGAAGATGACTTCAACGTCCTGGACGAATCCATCCGTGGTCAGGTTCCGGCAGGGCTGTTCAAGCAATGGACAATCACCTTCAATCCGTGGAATGAACACCATTGGCTGAAGAAGCGCTTCTTCGATGCCCCGGCTGACCCTGACATTCTGGCCATGACCACGAATTACTTGTGCAACGAATGGCTGGACAGCGCGGACATCAAGGTCTTTGAGGACATGAAGCGCAGGAACCCCCGGCGCTATGCGGTCGCAGGTCTTGGCGGCTGGGGCATCGTGGATGGCTTGATCTATGAAAACTGGAAGGAAGAAGACTTTGACGTGGATGCCATCCGCAAAAGACCCGGCATGGTATCCGCATTCGGTCTTGACTTCGGCTATACCAATGACCCTTCCACCCTCTTCTGCGGGCTGCTTGACAAAGAGAACAAGCAGCTTTTTGTGTTTGATGAGATGTACGAAAAGGGCATGAGCAACAAACGCATTGCAGACACCGTGGAGGGGATGGGCTACGGCAAGGAGCGCATCACAGCAGATTCTGCTGAGCCGAAAAGCATTGACGAACTGAAGGGGCTGGGCCTGAGGGTCACGGCTGCGGCCAAGGGCAAGGACAGCATCCAGAACGGCATCCAATGGATTCAGGATCTGGAAATCATCATTCATCCCCGATGCGTCAACTTCCTGACGGAGATCAGCAACTACACCTGGGACAGGGACAAGTTCGGCAATAAGCTGAATGTCCCGATTGATGACTTCAACCATCTGATGGATGCCATGCGCTACGCCCTTGAAAAGCACATCAGGGGAAGCGGATGGAAGTATTAAGAAAGGCGGCGATATCCCCATGGAACATATCATTCACATTGCCGTTCAGGACAAGATTGCCACGAAGACAGACCGCACAGTCTACATCTGCGGCAACAGCGATTTTGTCATTGACTTCGACTTTGACGAAGAATGGGCGGCATACCCGGTCAAGACGGCCAGGCTGATTGATGACGATGACAAGCACTGGGACGTTGTATTCAACGGCAACATCTGCCCCGTGCCCGTGCTGTCCGACACGTTCAGAATCCGTGTGGGCGTGTTTGCGGGTGACCTGCAAACGACCACCCCGGCATACATTCCGGCAAAGAAAAGCATCCTCTGCGCTGGCGGCTCCCCTGCCGCTCCGGCTGAAGACGTGTATGCGCAGATCATGGACAAGCTGAATGGCACAGCCAATGAAGCCAAGGAAGCCTTCTATGATGCTCTGGAGGAAGCCAAGGAAAGCGGAGAGTTTGACGGGCCGCAGGGTGAGAAGGGCGAGAAGGGTGACAAGGGCGAGACGGGTGCCCAAGGCCCGCAGGGTATTCAGGGTATTCAGGGCGAGACTGGCCCACAGGGCGAGGTCGGCCCGCAAGGCCCCAAGGGAGACAAGGGTGACACTGGCGCACAAGGCCCGAAAGGTGAAAAGGGTGACACGGGCGCACAGGGAAAAACTGGCCCTCAAGGCCCACAGGGCATTCAGGGTCTGCGCGGTGAGAAGGGCGAAAAGGGCGATACTGGCCCTCAAGGCCCCGCTGGTGAAAACGCTGAAGGTGTTCTGATCGTCCCCTTCAACTACAACCAGGCATGCGAATCGGGAACATACACGAATATCATGAACGCACGAAGCGCCGGGAGATCGGTGATTGCTGTGAATCTGGGCAGCGGCGCAACGTACAATTATATCGGTGTTACCAAAGACAGACAGGATACGGGGTATAGCATTCCGACATTTGAATGCGTTGAAACTGGCACGGACGGCAAGATTAAGATTATCCGCACGGTTCAGATTAGCAACGACAATGTGGCGCGGTATTACACGCAGTCGGACAAGGGCATCGCTAACCCGCATCCGCTGAAGCTGACTGGCGCTGCCAATGCGGAATATGACGGCAGTGCAGAGGTTGCTGTCACGATCCCGGATGATGTCTTTGTCGTTCGCTTCACGCCCAACGGCGATTGCGACAAGACATACGGTGAAATCTCCAGCGCCCTTTTTGCTGAAAAAATCTGCATCGCCATCAATACATTCGGCAACAGTGCGCTGACCTGCGGCGGGCATCTTGAAGATCTTGATCATCCTGGCGTGGCGGTTCCTACCTTCTTCAATGCTTACTTCGGCAGCGGCACGAAGATCAAGAAGGTTGAGATCATGCAGATTGGCGCTGACAATGTGGCAAGGTATAGGGAACGGACAAATCTTGGCATCGCCAATCCGAAGAAGCTGACGATCAACGGCACGGCTTACGATGGCAGTGAAGCAGTCGATCTGACGATTGAGGGCGGCACGGGCGGCGGCTCTGGTCTGCCGGAACCTGAAGGAGCGCACATGGCCCTTGTGACGGATTCGGACGGTAATGCGTGGGAACAGGTTCCCGCTCCGCAGGTCGTGGACGATGAGGAAGTCCTTGGCGCATTGGCTGAGAATGACCTGATGGTCGCTGTCGGCGATGCTGACGGGGTTCTCTGCGACGAAAACAATAACATCATCGAATGGTAAGGAGTGAAGCATATGAGTATCAATTTTAAGCCCATCAACGAAGTCCCGGTTATTGACGGTTTTTCTGAGGGTGACATGGTGCTGGTAAACAGCGGCGGCACGGCAAAGCAGATTGATGCCAGCAAGGTCGGTGGCGGCGGTGGTGGAACCATTTATGCCAGCGGCGAGTTTAGTGGCGAAATGGTAATGATTCCTGCATATGCCGATCCTGAACTCACGACGCAGCTTACATACGAGCAGGGTGTTGCCTTGTGTTCTGGCGGCGCAGTCCTCAGTGCTGAAATGTCCGGTCAAGTTGCATGGTTAACCCCGCTTGCGGCAGTTCCGATACTGGATTCTAAAACCATCATGTGCATTTGTATGGCTGAAACTATGATTCAGGTTATGCTGACGTTTTCCGATAGCAATGCTGATTGACGGAGGTGCTGAGAGATGAATACAGCATCTTGGGAACAGATTAAATCCATCCTTCGCAGTCTGAGTAAAGCTCTGGTCGGCAGTATTGCGAGCGTTAAGAAGATTGCCGAAGACGCAAAGGATAAGGCAGATAGAGCAGAAAAAGATGTAGCGAATAAAATATCTGGAAAGATGGATGCGCACAATCCCGTTGGAACGGGCGCATTTAGTGTGGGAAGACTGCGAAACAGCCAAGTCGGAGAATATTCGTGCGCAATAGGCGCTAATGTTACAGCTTCAGGAATGTATTCGCAGGCTACGGGGTCTGTAACACAAGCCACGGGTAAATACAGTCATGCAGAAGGTGAGTATTCTGTAGCTTCTGGAACGCACAGCCATGCAGAAGGGAAAAGCACTACGGCCTCCGGAGCGTATAGCCATGCAGAAGGGATTAACACGATAGCATCCGGTCCGTACAGTCATACCGAAGGGAATGGTACAGAAGCATCGGGGACACACGGTCACGCAGAAGGAGAAGAAACGGCGGCAATTGGCATGCGCAGTCATGCAGAGGGGTACTTGTCGGAAGCGCGCGGCAATTGTTCTCACGCTGAAGGGCTGGGAACAGTAGCAAGAGATTATCAGCATGTTCAGGGAAAATGCAATGTTGTAGATTCATCTGGTAAATACGCACATATTGTTGGCAATGGAAAATACGATTCTTCTAACAATACGTATGAACGTTCCAACGCCCACACCCTCGACTGGGACGGCAACGCATGGTATGCGGGCGATATCCTCCTTGGCGGCGATGGTCAGGATGCACCGGAACTGAGCGTGAGGAAAGCAATATCGGGTACATATGAACGGATTGAAACATTTACGCTCGAAACAGAAACAAGCCAGATTGACAGGAGCGAGACAGCGGCGGGCATGGCGTACAATTTCAAAGCGTTGATTATTAAAGCGAAAATCGGCGCGGTTGACACACTTCCTTCGGAAGGGGCTAGACGTGTGCGAGTATCTGTACATGATAAATACGGAGCAGCGATGTCAAGTGGCGAGGTCAGTCCGCTATTTAGTACATCGTCCGAAAGCTTCTTTTTTGCAAAAATTGATAATGCTTACGGAATATATGTGACTGAATGGGCGGTCTATTCTGATTCTTCATTTACTGGAACTTCTTACTTGAACAGATCTGTGAATGCGTTTGATTCTGCGCTCACTAATATGGGGAAGAGTATTGGGAAAATAAGAATTAAATCATATGGTGACGTAGTAATCCCGGCAGGCTCTACCTTCGAGGTTTGGGGCGTGTGGGCATAACGCCACAATCTGACAATAATGCGACAGAATGAAAGGAGGGATGCCCCATGCTGACATTGCAGGAAATCAAAACCTTCATTGATGCCGATGCTGCAAGCCCAAAGAAGCAGCTGGCCCGCACAGGACAGCGCTACTACGAAGCAGATCACGATATCAAGAATTATATCGTTCTCTTCATGGACGCTCACGGCAACATCAAAGAAGACAAGACCAAGAGCAATATCAAGATCAGCCATCCGTTCTTCACGGAACTGGTTGACCAGGAAGTCCAGTACATGCTGTCCGGCAAGGACGGCTTCGTGAAGAGCGATAACCCAGACCTTCAGGAGCAACTTGACGCATACTTCAATGACAACGAAGATTTCATGTCCGAAATCTATGAGGTCATCACGGGATGCGTCAGCAAGGGCTTTGAATATGCCTATGCCTATAAGAACGCAGAAGACCGTGTGGCCTTCAAGTGCGCGGATTCCCTGGGCGTGGTCGAAGTCAAGGCGAAGGAAACGGATGACGGCTGTGAATACGTCATCTTCTGGTACGTTGACCGCATCGGCAAGGACAATAAGCAAATCAAGCGCATTCAGGTCTGGGACAGCACCCAGACCTATTATTATGTACAAGAGGATGACGGCAAGATTCTGCCGGATGAATCCGAAAAGCTGAATCCCAGGCCGCACACGGTATGGACTGAAGGCGATGACGGCAAAATCTACTATGAAGACTTTGGCATGATTCCCTTCTTCCGGCTTGATAACTGCAAGAAGCAGTTCAGCGGTCTGAAGCCCATCAAAGCGCTGATTGACGATTATGACCTGATGTCCTGCGGATTGTCCAACAACATTCAGGATGCCAATGAAGTGCTGTGCGTGGTCAAGGGCTTTGAAGGCGATAACCTTGACGAACTGATGATGAACGTCAAGGCCAAGAAGCACATCGGCGTATCGGATCAGGGCGGCGTGGATATCCAGACCTATGACATTCCATATCAGGCCAGACAGACGAAGCTGGAACTGGATGAAAAGAACATCTACCGTTTCGGCATGGGCTTCAACTCTGCCCAGCTGGGTGACGGCAACATCACCAACATTGTCATTAAGAGCCGATACGCCCTGCTTGACCTCAAGTGCAATAAGCTTGAAATTCGGCTGAAGCAGTTCATGCGCAAGCTTCTGAAGATCGTTCTGGCCGAAATCAATGAACTGAACGGCACCGACTATCAGCAGAAGGACGTGTACTTCAACTTTGAGCGTGAGGTCATGACCAATGCGGCAGACAATGCCCAGATTGAACTGACGGATGCCCAGCGAAAGCAGACGGAAATCAACACCCTGCTGATGCTGGCCACGAAGCTGGACAATGAGACGCTGATGCAGAACATCTGCGAAATCCTTGACATTGAATACAATGATATCAAGGACAAGCTGCCCCCGCCTGAAGAGGTGAATGACCCGTATCAGGCCACGGAAACCATTCAGGCCATTGTGCCGGAGGATGAAGCGCCGGACGGTGATGTGATTGGATAAGCTTGAAAAGGAAGTCATCCTTGACCAGCTGCACACCGAAAAGACCGTTCTGCGGGAACTGCGGAGACAGTACGAACGGGCGCTTCGGGACATCGAAAACCGCATCAAGATCCTTCAGGCAGATGATACGCCATCAAGGGCCTATCAGGCAGACTACCAGAAAAGCCTGAAGAAGCAGGTCGAAGCGATTCTGGAAAAGCTGCATGCGGATGAGTATGACACCATCCACAAGTATCTGACGGACAGCTACACGGACGGCTATGTCGGCACCATGTACGCCATGGGCAAGGGAAGCAAGGGCATCCACGTCATCACGCCTATTGACCGCAATGCGGCGCACAAGGCCATCATCACGGATTCCAAGCTGAAAACCGAACTGTATGCCGCCCTTGGCTACGACATGGACGAACTCAAGAAGCACGTCCGGCAGGAGATCACAAGGGGCATCGCCACTTCCCTGCCCTATGAACAGATTGCCCGGAATATCTCAGACCGCACCATGCTTCCCCTGGCCAATGCCAACAGGATTGTCAGGACGGAGGGGCACCGAATCCAGCAAGCGTCCGCTGACGATGCCAGGAATGCGGCAAAGGCGAAGGGTGCGGATGTGGTCAAGCAGTGGGACGCATCGCTTGACGGTGCCACCCGCCCCGTTCACAGGCAGCTGGACGGCCAGATCCGTGAGGTGGATGAACCCTTTGAAGCTGGCGGCTATAAGGTCATGTATCCTGGCAAATTCGGAAGGCCGGAGCAGGACTGCAACTGCCGCTGTGTGGCACTGACAAGGGCACGGTGGGCGCTGGATGAAAAGGAACTGGAGACGCTGAAGGAGCGGGCCAAGTTCTTTGGACTGGACAAGACTGAGGACTTCACCGACTACAAAAAGAAGTATCTAAAAGCGGCAAAAACCGTTGAAAATACTGGAAAAAGTGGTATAATTAAAGCGGATAAAGTGATCTCTGGCCACGCCAGCACACCCAAGAAAGCAGCCCCCGGAATCAGGGTGATCGACCGCAAGAATGCCGGCGGCGCTGTAAATGTAAGAAGCTTTTATGGCGATGACGGCATGAAGCAAAAAGACCTTCACACTGATGACCACGGCTTCCCGAATAGGCATAAATTCGGCCAGCATGGCGAACACGCCCATGACTATGAGTGGGACGAAGATGGAAGGCTGAAGAATAAGACCACCAGAGAAATCAGCAAAGAAGAGCGAGAAAGGAGCGGTGATATCTTTTGAGTAAATCAGAACTGAAGCAGATCATCCTTGACTGCTGCAATGATGTTGTATTCTCATACAGCGGCAAGGAATCCGGCATCACGTCTGAAGTCAAAGACTATGTGCCGACCTTCTACGCATGGCACGGTTCAAAAACGAAGGAATACCATGACGTGGATGAACTGATGACAGATTCCTTCTTTGGTGGAAAGTCCATTGCCGACCTTATTGGCAAGGTCGATTTCGCATTAGCCTAAAGCACCGTTCAGATGAATGGTGCTTTTTTCATGCCCTGAAAGGATGTGGTGCCATTGCTTGAGTAAAGCGATGTATTGCTTCCGAATTGCTTGAAGAAATCAAATATATTGCAATCAGCACCGTTCAACGTGAATGGTGCTTTTTTCATGCCCAGACGAAAGGAGACTGAATCATGATTGATTGGAAGAGCAAGCTGACTTCCCGCAAGCTGTGGGTGGCCGTGACGGAATTCGTGTCCATGCTGATGGTGGCCTTCGGCTATGCGGAGGACACCGTGACGCAGGTGGCGGCGCTGATTATGGCGGGCGCTGGCCTTGTGGCGTACATCGTGGCCGAAGGTCTGGTGGATGCCAAGGCGGCGGCAACTGCCCCCGTCATCATCCCTGCTGACAGCCTTGCTGACACTATCGAAGAAGGGACTGAGTGACCATGGCAACTGCCAAGGGACAAATCATTGCTGATTATGCCATCAGCAAGCTTGGATGTGCGTACATCTATGGCGGCTATGGCGAAAAGCTATGCCGCCCCGCCTTCCGCAGGGAACGGGCAAATGCCTACCCTGCGCAGGAAAACAACATCTACAAGAACTGCCCCGTGCTGTCCGGCAAGAAGGATTCCTGTGAAGGCTGCAAGTGGGACGGCAAACAGGCGTATGACTGCGCCCAGCTGACCCGATACGCATGCAAGGCGGCTGGAACGGAACTTGTCAGCGGAGCGAATAGCCAATGGCGCAAGGTCGCATGGGACAAGAAGGATGTCATCGGCACCCTGCCGGATGTTCCGGGCGTGATCCTGTATCACGTCAACGCAAGCGGCACGATGACCCACACGGGCGTATACATCGGCGGCGGCTATGCTGTTGAAGCCCGTGGAGCGAAGTACGGCGTTGTGAAGACTGCCGTCAAAGACCGCACATGGACGCACTGGGCCGCTCTGCCGGGGGTGCTGACAGGTGAAGAGGTCATCACTCCCCCGCCTGACGAGCCGGAAACGGAGCAGGAAACCACTGCAAGCGCACAGCCCACCGTATCGGGGGTGATTTCCATGAACACCCTGCGAAACGGAAGCCGTGGCACACAGGTGAAGGTGCTTCAGTTCCTGCTGAACGAATCTGGTTATGATTGCGGCGAAGCAGACGGCATCTTCGGCAAGAACACGCTGTCCGCAGTAAAAGCCTATCAGAAGGCCAAGGGCCTTTCTGTTGACGGCATCTGCGGAAAGAACACATGGACAAGGATATTGGCTTAACGGGCACCCCCAACCGGGTGCCCTTTTGCATTCGCCTTTTCCGCTCCAGGCGTAAAAGAAGAACGGGCAAAACCGTGGCCGAACCCACGTAAAAAAGCGTAGAAAGGACGAATACCCATGACCATCAATGAAATCCTCAAGGCGCGGGGTCTTGATGACACCGCCATCAATGATGTCCTGAACGATCTGAAGGCAAACAAGCTGTACTTCGCATCCGAAGAGAACATGGATGTCAGGTATGGCAAGCTGAAGACCCAGCATGACGGCCTGAACCAGCAGCTGACCGAAGCCAATGCGCTGATTGAAACGCTGAAGAAGTCCACCAAGGGGCAGGAAGATGCCCAGAATAAGATTACGGCTTACGAACAGCAGGTTCAGCAGCTTCAGGCAGAACTGGAGAAGACCAAGGTGCTGGCAGAAGCCAAGTTTGCCCTCAAGGACGCTGGTGCCGTTGACGTTGATTATCTGCTTTACAAGCTTCAGGAAAAGGGCGAACTGTCCCTGACTGAGGACGGCAAAATCAAGGACTGGGATGACAAGCTTGCCGGCCTGAAGACCCAGATGCCCACCCAGTTTGAAGCCAAGGGCAAGCAGAAGAATATCATTGAAAACAAGCTGCCTGAGGAAGGGAACCCCGGTGACAAGACTGTCACCAAGGAAGAATTCGACAAAATGGGCTATAACAGCCGGGTGCAGCTCCGCAAGGACAACCCCGAACTGTACAGCCAGATGATGAAAGGATGAATGAAATATGGCAGATCTGACTAACGTGACCACTCTGGTCAATGGCGATGTTTTTGACCCGCAGGTTGTCTCCGATATGATTAACGCCAAGGTGGCGAAGAAGGCCGTCATGACGGGCTATATCAAGGTGGACAGCACCCTGTCCGGCGTGCCGGGTTCCACGGTGACCGTCCCGCGCTGGGGCTACATCGGTGAAGCGGTTGATCTGGAGGAGGGCCAGCCGATTGACACCACCAAGATGGCCTTCACCACTGCCCAGTACGGCATCAAGAAGATCGGTAAGGGCGTTATGCTGACCGATGAAGCCCAGCTTTCCGGCTACGGCAACCCGATGGGCACCGCCACCAACCAGATTGCTATGTCCATCTCTGAGAAGCTGGACAATGACCGTGTGGCCGTCCTGTATGAATCTCAGAACATCGTGGACGCTTCCACTGCCGCCATCAAGTACACCGCCATTGTGGACGGCGTGGACATGTTCGGTGAGGAAGAGGAGAGCAAGAAGGTCATTCTGATCCACTCCAAGCAGAAGACCCAGCTGCGCAAAGATCCTGACTTCCTGTCTGCTGACAAGTTCGGCCCGGGCGTGATGGCCACGGGCGCTATCGGCCGCATTGCTGGCTGTGATGTGGTCGTGTCCAACAAGGTCAAGCTTGAGGAGGGCGTGTACCTCAACCCGATCATCAAGCTGAACAACGATGCGGAGACGGAAGATGACCTCCCGGCCATCACCTACTTCCTCAAGCGCGGCAATCTGGTCGAGCATGAGCGCAAGACGGGTGTCGGTGATGAGATTGTCTGCACCGCCTTTGGCATGCCCGCCCTGACCAATGAATCCAAGGTTGTCATCCTGAAGACAAAGGCGTGATAGCCGGAAGGGAATGAACCCGTGTGATTATTACCGTTGAAGAACTGAGACGGTATGTAACCACAGATGAGGATGACCAGGCGCTGGAAGCCAAGCTTTCAGCGCTTGAACTCCTCATCAGGGCGCATACCAACAACAACTTCCAGCAGCGGGCGCTCCGGCGCATGGCCGATATTGAACGTGGATTCATCGCTCTGCAAGCACCACATCCCTTCCAGCCGGGTGACACGGTGGAGGTCACGGGTTCCTGTTACAGTGACGGCCTTCTGACCATCACAGAAGCAGCAGATGACCGCCTGACCATCAAGGAAGACACGATCCCTGAAGAGGACGTGTACATCACGAAGGTGGTCTATCCCATGGATGTCAAGATGGGCGTGGTCAATCTGATGAAGTGGGAACTGGACAACCGGGAGAAGGTCGGCGTTGCGTCTGAGACGATTTCCCGCCATTCCGTGACATACTTCAACATGGATGCAGGGAACAGCGTCATGGGCTATCCCTCTTCCCTGATGGGCTTCCTGCGTCCGTACATGAAAGCACGGTTTGGCCAGGGGGTGGGCCGAAGATGAGGGGCATTGGCGGCAACATCAAGGCAGTCATCCAGACCAGAAGCGTGACCAAGAATGCCATCGGAGAGCAGGTGGCAACATGGACGGATGCCCAGACCCTGCGCGGATGGCTTGACCTGGCTTCCGGCGATTCCGGCAGACTGACTTATTATGCCAAGATCCAGGAAAGCACCCACTACTTCATCAGCGATTATGTGAAGCTGAAGGACGGCATCACGGCTGAAAACGCCAGAATGCTGGTCGGCGGCAAGGCATATGACATTCTGCTGATTGACAACCCCATGGAGATGGGCACAGGCTCCCAGCTGGAATTCTATCTGAAGTACACGGGAGGTCAGTGACATGGCGGGTGAGGTGCAGTTCAAGGATTTTTCCGTGGAGGTCATGGGCGTTCTGGATGAAACGACCAAGCAATGGCTGCTGGAAACGGCCAATGAAGTCACGTCCCATGCGCAGCGGAACTGCGTGATGGAAGACGATGCCGGAAAGCGGCTGAAGGGTTCCTACACAAACACCGTGGAACTGGATGACGGCGTTGCTACGGTCGGCACCCCGCTGGAGGAAGGCTACTGGGAGGAATTCGGCACAGGCTCATATGCCGACACAGCCAAGAACGGCGGCAAGCGTGGCCGACCGGGCTGGTGGGTCTATGTCAAGGGCCAGCAGTCCGGCGATAAATCCAGCGCGGAATACCGTGACAAGGATGAAGCACAGGCTGTGGCCGAATCCATGCGGGCAGACGGGCTGGATGCCTACGCCACCAACGGACGAAGACCCAACTACACGCTGGAGAAGGCATTCACAGCGGTGAAGAATCCGGCCATTGCACAGCTGAAACGACTGCTGAAGGAGAAGATGGAAAAATGACTGAAGCTGCACTTGCCTATATCAGCAACCTGATGGACAGCCTTTCCATCCCCTACGCCTTCATGGAATGGAAAGAGAAGCCCCCGGAGGACTACTACTTCACGGGCGAGGTCATTGAAGTGCCGACCATGGACAGGCACGAAAACGGGCACAAGGAATTCACGTTCATCCTGCGGGGCTTCACCCGCAAGGAATGGCTGCTTCTGGAACGTGCCAAGGCAAAAATCGAACAGGCGGCGGCAAGCACCACCATCCTGCCGGATGGCACAGGGCTTGCCGTTTTCTATTCCCATGGGGAGCATGTGCCCACGGGTGACATGTCCCTGAAGGGCATCAAGATCAATCTGAGTGTACAGGAATGGAGAGTGAGCTAAATGCTTCATAGCGGCGTAACGCAGGGCACCCCCATGAACATCCCGTTCGGTGCGGGTGTGTATTTCACGGGCGTGACCTATGACGAAAAGGTGGCCCCGACCGAAGATGCCGTCAAGGCGGCAATCAAGGGCGCAACCCAGGAGGGCGGCACCCTGACCATCACCCCGGAATTCTTTGATGTTCCGGCTGACGGTGTGCTGGTTCCCGTGGAGGAACTGAAGGTCAAGGTCGGCGAGAAGGCCATGATGGAGGTCAGCTTCATTGAACTGACTGCGGAATTTGTGAAGAATCAGGTCATCGGCAAGCTGGGTGCTACCACGGACGGTGACTTTGATGTCATCACCTCTGATGAGCATCTGCGCAAGGGCCACTTCTATGAAGGTTTCGGCTTCTGGGGTCATCTGCTGGATGGCCGTGAAATGATTGTTATCTTCAAGAAGGCGCTCTGCACCAGCGGCCACACCTCTGAGCCGAAGACCAAGGTCAACACCGTCTTCAAGGGCACCTTTGAGTGTCATTCTGACATCGAATATGGCGTTCAGAAGCTGCCGTATGCCATCTTCATCCGCAAGGCTGAAGGCTGGACGGCGGTCAACGCTTCCGATGTCGCTGCATAACGAAAGGAGATAACCCACGATGAACAACGAAATGGAAATGACCGAAAGACCGTATACCCTGCGCAGACTGAAGGACAAAGACCTCTGGCCCATCCTTCACATCATCGCCCAGGTCTTTCCCGGCGATCTGTCCACCATCTTTGGGCAGGTCATGGCGGGAAATAAGAACGTGGAAGAAGTCGGCGCACAGGTCGTGATGAAGCTTGTCATGTCTGTTATCCGCAACATGGACAAGGTGCATGATGACGTGTATGCCCTGCTTGCCGATGTGTCCGGCATCCCTGTCAATGAGATTGAGGACATGGAGTTCGGCACCACGCCCATGATGATCTGGGATATCGTCAAAAACGAAAGGAATGCAAGTTTTTTCGTGGCTGTTTCCAAATCGTTGTGATCGGGGAAGTCAGGTTCATGGACTTGCTGTATTCCAGATACAGCAGTCCCATGGATCTGATGCGCCTGTATATTGAGCAAGGGCGGTTTGGAACCTTCGTGGACGAATTCCTGAGGCTAGAAAATGAGCGCAGGAAGACCGAAGCCGAAAAGGAACAGCGGCGTGAACTGTGGGCCATGTACATCCACAGCTACACGCAGGAAAGCTTTGACGAATTCAAACGGCGTGTCTGCAAGCCTGTCAGCACCACCCACGGCAGCACCACGGGCAGCAGAGACGCAGACCTTGACGAGCAGGGCGTGAAGTCCATCATGGACAGCCTGTTCTCATGAGGGGAGATAGGTCACTTCTTCGACAGAAGGAGTGAATATCATGGAGTTATTCAAGCTTCTGGGCACCATTGCGGTCAACAATGACCAGGCAAACAAGGCGCTTGCGGACACCTCTGCACAGGCGAATGATGCCAGTGACAAGGTGGCATCCGCATTCGGCAGGATCGGAAGCGCAGCGGTGACCATAGGCAAAGGCATCATGACGGCAGGTGCTGTGCTGGGCACGGCATGGGTTGCCGCCATTGAGGGTTCAAGGGAATACAGGACGGAAATGGGCAAGCTGGACACAGCCTTTGTGACCAACGGGCATTCCAGCGCGGCGGCAAAGCAGACCTATTCCGACCTTCAGGCTGTGCTGGGCGATACGGCCCAGGCGGTGGAAGCCGCCAATCACCTTGCCGTGATGACGGACAATGAAAAAGACCTGGCCACATGGACGGATATCTGCACGGGCGTGTATGCCACGTTTGGTGACAGTCTGCCCATCGAAAGCCTGACCGAATCAGCCAATGAAACGGCAAAGGTCGGCACGGTCACGGGCGGTCTTGCGGATGCACTCAACTGGGCTGGAATCAGCGAGGACGAATTCAACGACAAGCTTGCCGCCTGTTCCTCTGAGCAGGAGCGGCAGAAGCTGATTATGGAAACGCTGAACGGCACCTACAAGGACGCATCTGCACAGTACAAGGAGACAAACAAGGACGTTCTTGCCGCCAACAGGGCGCAGGAGAAACTGACAAGCGCCTTTGCGCAGCTGGGTGCGGTCGGCGAACCCATCCTGACGGCAATCAAGAACAAGGTGGCCGATATGGTCACGGCGGCTGTCCCCCACATCGAAAACTTCATAAAGAAAGTGAAGGATCTGAAGAAGTGGATTAAGGACAACCAGACCACCATTGACGCATGGGCGGCGGTCATCATCGGGGCAACCGTATCCGTGAGCGCCTTCCTGCTTGTGCTTAAATGGGGTTCCATTATGAGCGCGGCCACCAAGGCCATCAAGGGCACCCGTGCGGCCATCCTGCTGTTCAACACAGCGCTCCGTGCCAACCCTATTGGTCTTGTCATCTCTTTACTGGCTGGGCTTGTTGCAGGTTTCGTCTACCTATGGAACAACAATAAGGGCTTCCGTGACTTCTGGCTGAACATGTGGGCGAAGATCAAGTCTGTATGCAGTTCTGCCATATCGGGCATCAAGAGCAAGTTCGGTGATTTCAAGGATGCGCTGAAGACTGTGAAAAAGACCTTCGGGGACATCAAGGACACGATTGCCGACAAGATAGACGGTGCCCGCCAGAGCGTGAAGAAGGCCATTGACAAAATCAAGGGCCTGTTCCCTCTGAGCATCGGCAAGATTTTCAGCAATTTCAAAATCCCGAAGATTTCCGTCAGCGGCGGCAAGGCTCCCTTCGGCATCGCCGGAAAGGGCAAGCTGCCCAGCTTCAGTGTCAAATGGAATGCGGAAGGCGCTATCTTTGACCAGCCGACCATCTTTGCCACCCCGCAGGGATTTCAGGGCGTGGGCGAAGCCGGAGCGGAAGCGGTGACCCCGATTGACAAGCTTCAGGGCTATGTCCGGGAAGCGATGCAGGACAGAAATGAAGACCTGATCCGCACATTGATTGAGCAGAACAGGCTGATGATGGATTTCCTTGCAAGGGCTATCCCTCACGCTGTCCGGCTGGATTCCGGGGCGCTGATTGGGGAACTGGTGCCAGCCATTGACGGCAGACTGTCTGACCGATATGCCCACGCATTGAGGGGCAATACACGATAAAGGCCGTGCATCACGGCCTTTTTTGTGCATAAAAAGGCGGTGATACACATGAATATATTTGAACTTTTCGGCACCATTGCCATCAATAACAGGGACGCAAACAGCGCCCTGACTGACACGGCAGAGAAGGCCGAAAGAACAGGTGACCGCATCCAGAAGGCATTCAAAGATGTCGGAGCGGCATCCATCAAGATTGGCAAGGCTGTAATGACTGGAGGTGCAGCTATTGCGGCGGCATTCACTGCAACAGTAGAAGGCACCCGTGAATACAGAACAGCCATGGCCCAGCTTGATACCGCATTTGTAACCAATGGCTTTTCTTCGGAAGCAGCGCTTAAAACATACAAGGCGCTTCAGGCCGTGCTTGGCGATACTGGCCAGACTGTTGAAGCGGTAACGGCGCTGGCGCTGATGTGCGAAACGGAAGAAGAACTTGCCAAGTGGGTGGAGATCTGTACAGGCGTTTTCGCAGTCATGCAGGGCAAGCTTCCCATCGAAGGGTTGACCGAAGCTGCCAACGAAACGGCGAAGGTCGGCACCGTCACTGGAAATCTGGCCGATGCCCTCAACTGGGTTGGTATCTCAAGAAGACTTCAACAAGCAGCTTCAGGCATGTCTGACAACGGAAGAGCGGCAAGCGCTCATCATGGATGTCCTGTATAACTCATACAGGGCAGCTGGTACCCAATACAAAGAGACGGCTGAAAATGTCATGAAGGCCAATGAAGCACAGGATAATCTGAATGCTGCGATTGGAAAGCTGGCCGATATTGGCGAACCAATCATGACAGGCATCAAAAACAAGATTGCCGATATGGTCAATGCGGCTGTTCCGCACATTGAAAGCATCGTCACTTCGTTTGCAAACTTCGGAACCACATGGCGTGAGGAGGTTTGGCCAGCGATTCAGAAAGACTGGAAAACCAACTTCAATATTGATCTGCCGGATTGGGACACGTTCAAGGCAAATGTCCTGGCCAAGTGGGAGCAGATCAAGACCGAAATCGGCAATTCCTTTATCGTTCAGGCCATTATTGACATTCCGAAGAATTACAGCCAGCTTGCTACTGACATTGCAAAGGGCTGGGATGAAACAGTGCTTCCCGCCATCAAGGACTATTTCAAGGTCACGTTCGGCGTGGACATGCCAACATGGGCAGATATTACAGCCAGCATTGCAAACGGTTGGGACAATACCATTGTTCCTGCAATCAATGATTTCTTCAAGGTCACGTTCGGCGTGGACATGCCGTCATGGTCTGAAATCACATCAAACATTCAGGCTGGCTGGCAATCGGTTCTTTCTACCATTAGCGGGTGGTTCAATGTCGATTTCGGCATCAATCCGACCGTATCAGGCAGCTTCGGCGGCGGCACCAGCGAAGGCACGGGCGAGGGGCGCAGTTTTGCTGTCGGCCTTGACCGTGTGCCTAGTGATGGGTACGTTGCCAGGCTCCACAAAGATGAAGCCGTCCTTAATAAAACCAATGCTGACATCTGGCGCGGCGGCGGCAGCAGCAAGATTGAATCCCTGCTGACCCAGGTGGTCACACTCCTGGCACAGCAGAAGAGCGTTGTACTTGACACGGGCGCTGTGGTCGGTCAGCTTGCCCCGGCAATGGATACAAGGCTTGGCACCATCTCAAACAGAAGAGGAAGGGGGAATTGATATGCAGGGCGTGATTTTCAGCGATAAGCATTCCTGGCGTGACTGGGGCCTGATCCTCAAGAGCAGACCCATCATCAGCGCCCCTGCCCCGAAGATCAAGATGATTCCCATTCCGGGCAGTGACATCGTGGTTGACCTGACAGAGCGGCTGACGGGCAAGGTTCACTATGAACCCCGCACGATTCAGTTTGAATTCGTCACGGCGGCACCCCGTGAAAAGTGGGCTTCCCTCCACACGGAAATCCTGAATTATCTGCACGGGCAGAGCGTGAAGATTACCTTTGACGATGACCCGAACTGGTACTACACGGGCAGGGTCACCGTGGGCGATTTTGAAGCGGACAAGAAGACCGCCACCCTGACCATGACGGCCACGGTTGAGCCATACAAGCGGGACAGATTCGGTGACGGGAGGGCGCTGTGATGTATACGATCTATGCAGATGACCAGCTGATCTTCTCCGCGTCAACCCCGAAAGCGGAACGGGCGATTCTCAATCCGAAGCTTGCCTTTGACGTAAACGGCGCAGGTTCCCTGACCTTCACCCTGCTCCCCGGCCATGCGCAGTATGATTCCGTGCGCAAGCTAAAATCCACCATCCTTGTCCGGCAGGACGGCAAGGCCATCTTCCGTGGCCGGGTGATGGATGATGAGCGTGACTTCTACAACCAGCGGGAAATCTACTGCGAGGGTGACCGAAGCTTTTTGCTTGACAGCCAGTGCCCACCATACACATACAAGGGCACGGTGCATGGCCTGTTCAAGAAGCTTATCAAGATCCACAATGAACAGGTCGAAGCAGACAGGCAGTTCACAGCCGGAAACATCACCATCACGGATGAGGATGAAACCGTTGAAGCTGAGAACGTGGCCTACTGGGAAACGCTCAAGGAGATGGAAGAAAAGCTGCTGGGTGCATACGGCGGGTATCTCATGACCCGGACGGTGGGCAGCAAGACCTATCTGGACTGGCTCAAAGAACCGGGAAGAACGGACGCACAGTCCATCAAATTTGCAGTCAACCTGCTTGACCTCAAGGAGAAGGTGGATGCGGCTAACGTGTTCACCGTCCTCATCCCGCTGGGTGCAACCGTCATCGGCAATGACGGAGAAGTGAAGGAGCCTGTCACCATCGAAGGCGTGAACAAGGATAAGAACTATCTTGAGAACGAAGCCGCCATTGCCCTGTTCGGCAGGATCTGCCGAACGAAGACGTGGAACTATGTGGAAGACCCGGAAGAACTGAGAAAGAAGGGCCTGGAATATCTCAAGACGGGCATTGCCCTGCAAACGCTGACCCTGAAGGCCATTGACATGCACTTCATTGACGGCGATGCGGAAGCCATCCGTGTCGGCGATCATGTGCGCATCGTCTCTGATCCGCACGGGCTGGACATCTCCATCATCTGCACCAAGATTGACATTGACATGCTCAACCCGGAAAACACCACCTACACCTTCGGAGAGCCGCCCAGAACGCTGACCGAAAACATGGTCAAGACCGAAGAGGAAGTTGAAACCATGACGGGCGGCGGCGGTGGCGGCGGCGGGTCTGTCAAGAAGGAAGGCGAAGATGGAATAGTCCGCTGGGCGAATCTCAACGTCAGCGTGGAAAAGTCCAGAATCGACATGGTTGCCGGAGTAGCCAAAGAGCATGGCCGCATCTTCAGGGAAGCGGGCATCATCGTTGACGGTGATATCGGCAACGTTCAGCTTGTAGCCACAAACAAACAGCACCAGGAACTGAAGAACATCCTGACGGAAGCCGGAATCAACGTCAGCGGCAAAGGCGAGGTCACGATTGTGGCCACGAAGGAAGAGACGGAGGAACTGTCCGGGCGGCTTGATAAAGCTGAAGCGTCCATCATCGTGAATGCAGAAGGAATCACAAGCAAGGTCAGCAAGAACGGCGTGATTTCTGCTATCAACCAGACTGCGGAATCCGTCAAGATTAAGGCCAGCAAGATCAACCTTGAGGGCTATGTCACAACCGAAATGCTTGCATCTGATTCCATCACGATAAGAACGCTGAACGTAAAAGGTGCGACATCGACAAATTCCCTGAATGTGACGAAACTTGCATCAGTTGGTTCTTTGAAAGTGAACAGCTACAATATCAGCCTTGAACAGGCTACCTTTTTGACCAGCAGCACAACCCTGACGGTCAATGCCACTGGCGGCACGGTAACGGGCGTAACACTGAACAAGAAAACGGATACCATCTATTACATGGCATGGGCCTGATTGAGGTGAAACAGAATGAATATCGAAACTGTGATCCGCAGCGTAATTACGATGCTGGGCACCTGCCATGTGGTAGGGAGCGAAGCGGAGACGTTTGCTGCGGCAATGAAGAATCTGAAGGCGGTTGCGGATGCCATCAAGCAGGCAAAAGAGCAGGAAGGAGATGATGCCGAATGATTGAAACACCCATCCGGGTCAAGGCAGACCTTGACAAAGGCATCAGGAAGACATATCTTGACATGCTGTTTGTGACAAAGGACAAGGAGGCGCACCGCTTTGAAATTGAGGTTGTGCGGGGCAACTCCTCCGTCACCCTGTCCGGCAAGGTCAACGCCTACTTTATCCGATACTGCGACAACCTCACCATTCCGATGGACGGCACCCTGTCCGGCAATGTGGCCAAGGTGACCCTGAAAGAATCCTGCTATGAGCGCAATACACAGTTTGCGCTGATTGTCAAGGTGTCCTCCGGCAGCGAGACTGGCGCGGTATTCTACGGCGAGGGTGCCATGCTGGTGGGCGAAACGGATGCCTTCATTGACGAAGACAAGGTTGTCCCCTCCCTTAGTGAACTGCTGGCGCAGATTGATGAAATGGAGAGGGCCACGGCGAACGCATCCACAGCAACAGAAAACGCCACGGCGGCGGCGCAAAACGCCAACGAAGCAGCAAGAACGGCGAACAATTCGGCACAGGCCGCCCTGATGGCGGCAACGTTCTCCCCACGCATCGGAGACAATGGTAACTGGTTCGTCTTCCAGGGCGAAGCGCAGGGTTATGCGATCAGCGGCACATATGTGGACACGGGTGTCAGCGCAGCGGGCACGGGCGGCGGCACGGGGAGCGTGGAGGTCGATACCACACTGACCAAGAGCGGCATGGCGGCAGACGCTAAAGCTGCGGGAGATGCCATCAAGTCACTCAATTCGACCCTGACCAATTACGCCACGAAGTCCGAACTGGAGAGCGCCGTTGACAATGTGGAGGTTATCCCGTCCTATTGGCAGGAACATCTGGACAGCCGAATCCTTGACATCCGTGCAGCGATGGCACAGGCGGGCTTTAAGAAGTCGGCATTCCTCTGGTATCATGACGCGCACTGGACGTATAACTATCAGAAATCGCCCATGCTGCTCAAATACCTTTACCGCAATACCACGATCAACCGCACATTCTTTGGCGGGGACATCGTGGACAACGAATCCGATGACACGACCATGATGTACTATCTCCACGACTGGAGAAACGCCATCCGTGATCTGCCCAACCACCATTCCGTGGTCGGCAACCACGATGACGGCAACAGCATTGACAACAGATTCGATGACCCGTACATTTACAGCTTCCTGCTGGCGGCAGAGGAAACGCCGGACATCGTGCGCGGAGAATCCGGCCTGTACTATTACATGGATTCCCCGGCTGAAAAGACGAGGTATCTGTTCCTTGACACGGCCAGCAGGGACGGCAACATGGCTATTGACACCACACAGCAAGCGTGGTTCCGGGAAGCGCTCAAGAGTACGCCTGACAGCTGGCATATCGTGGTTGTCAGCCATATCTGGCGCAGGGTCGATTATTCCGTCACGCCCCCGGCAGATGGCGGCGCATGGGCATGGGAAGCGGAATACTGCGTCAATCAGCTTGATTTGTTCAACGCAAGACAGGGTGAATACGCAGGATGCACGGCCAAGGTCGAATTCTGCATTGGCGGTCATTCCCACGTTGATTCCGATTTCTACACGGACGGCGGCATCCTTGTCATCCTCACAGAGACGGATAGCCGGAACGTGCGAAGCGGCCTGTCCTGCACCAAGGGCACCATCAGCGAAGCGTCCGTCAACGCCATCGTGGCTGACTATGCCAACGGGAAAGTCAACGTCATCCGCATCGGACGAGGAAGCAGCAGGGTTGCCGCGCTGACCAAGGGCGATGACGTGGGCGGCGATACTGGCGGCGATACTGGAGACACTGGTGATACTGAGGGTGAAACTGGCGTGTACACCAACGTCCTGCCGTCTGCCATCGGTACGGACGGGAACGTGTATAACGGCACGGGCTACAAGGAGAATGTCCGCATCAGCGCAACCAACGGGTATGCAGAATCCACGGAGGGCGGCTGGGATGCCACGGGTTATATTCCGGCCAAGGTCGGCGATGTGATCCGCATGGCAAACATCACATCCTACAAGTCTGACGGCGAGGATGACTTCTACCGCAACGGTGTCTATTTCTACGATTCGTCCATGGCTGGCCTGTCCTACACTGGCGGACAGACGCTGGAAAGCCCGATGTCCGGCAACAAGCTGAACGCTGTTCACGATTCCAGCGGCCAGCTGATTCAGTTTGATGTGCCGCCGTGGCCGGAGGAAAACGGTGGAACGGTTGCGTATATCCGCATTGTTGCCGCCAACATCGACCAGAATTCCATCATCACGGTCAATCAGAAGATTTCGTAATGAATCCGAACGCAGCACCACAGAAAGGACACGGATATGAAAGGTATCCGATTCGGGCTGTATCACTCTTACGATGACCTGAAGCTGATTCTGACGGCCAAGGAAATGGGCGCACCTGCGGTCAAGAGCAAAACGCTTGACATTCCTGGAGCGGACGGAAGCCTTGACCTGACGGATTTCTTCGGGGAGCCGAAATATGAAAACGTCACGCATCGCTTTGACTTTTCCACAATCGTTCCACAGGAAGAGTTTATAACTCTGTTTTCCACAGTGAAGAATGCTATCCATGGAAAGAAAATGCGGGTCATCCTTGATGATGATCCGCTTTTCTATTGGATAGGCAGAATCCATGTGTCAAAGTTCACGTCCGAAAAGGGCGTGGGCACCATCAGCGTGGAATGCGAATGCGACCCTTACAAGTACAAGAAGGATGCCACCACGGTGGCCCAGGCTGTGAGCGGAACGCACAGCATCACCTTGACAAACGGCAGGAAACGTGCTGTTCCTGAAGTCCAGATTTTCACGGACAGCAGCATCAGAATCGAATTCGGCGGGGCCATCTGGGACTTGGGGTCTGGTGTGTACACTCTGCCGGAACTGGAACTGACACACGGAGAGAACATCGTGACCGTAACGGGCACGGGCACTGTCTCCTTCATCTGGCAGGAAGGTGATCTGTGATGTTCAGGGTGTACAGTGACGGTCAGCTGATCTATCACAGCAATCTGGATGGCATGCAGATCTTCAATCCATCGCTTGAACTGGAACTGAACAAGACGGGCAGCTTCATCTTTTCCATATACCCGGATCACCCACGTTACAGCCTGATAAAGAAGCTGAAGAGCATCATCACGGTGTATCAAAACGATTACCTCCTTTTCAGGGGCAGGGTTCTGGAGGATGAAATTGGCTGGCACAATGAAAAGACCGTATCCTGCGAAGGGGATATGGCCTTTTTGCTGGACAGCATCCAAAGGCCGTATGAATTCACGGGAAGCATCACGGAATACCTGAACATGCTGCTGGACAGCCACAACAGCCAGGTGGAAGCGGACAAGCGGTTCACGCTGGGCAAGGTGACGGTGACGGATGCCAATGACTATATTGTCAGGTCAAACATCGAATACACCGACACCTGGACAGAGATGAAAAGCAAGCTGCTTGACAACCTTGGCGGCTATCTGCATGTGCGCCATGAAGGCGATGTGCAGTATCTGGACTACCTGAAGGAATTCACGTTGCTTGCTCCACAGAAGATCACCTTCGGCAAGAACCTGCTTGACCTGAAGCGAATCAGGAAGGGCAGCGATATTGCCACGGCGGTCATCCCTCTGGGTGTAAAAATCAAGGATGCAGAAGGCAAGGAAACGGACAAGCGGCTGACCGTTGAAAGCGTCAATGACGGACTGGATGCCATTGTGGATGAGGAAGCCAAGGCACAGTTCGGTCTGATTGTCAAGACGGTCATCTTTGAGGATGTCACGGAAGCAAGGAACCTCCTGACAAAAGGCAAAGCATATCTGGCCGGACTTGTCAACCAGCTTGAAACCCTTGAACTGACGGCGGCTGACCTTGCGGCAACGGGACAGGACATCACGTCCTTCCACCTTGGCACACAGGTGCAGGTGACAAGCAAGCCGCACGGCATTGACCAGCGCCTTCAGGTCAGCAAGCTGTCCGTCAACCTGCTTGAGCCTGCTCAAAACAAGCTGACGCTTGGCGGCGTGATAGAGACATTCACCCAGCGATCCAGCAAGCCTATTCCGATCACGGCGAAGGACGGAAAGGACGGGCAGGATGCCGTCACGCTTCGGATTGATTCCAGCCGGGGAACCGTCTTCAAAAACAGCGAAGTCAACACGGTTCTTCATGTTGTGATATTCCACGGCGGCAATACCATCACGGATGCGACAGCCATGCGCAAGGAATTCGGCACGGCGGCGCACCTTGAGTGGCAATGGCAAAGGATTGGGGAATCCACCTTCGGCACCATACTATCCACGGACAGCAGACTGACGGATGAGGGCTTTTCCCTCCTGCTGAATCCTGACGATGTGGACACGAAGGTTGTATTCAGGTGTCAGCTTGTAACTGCGTGACGTAAAGAAAGGGGCTTCCATATGGCTATCAGATCAGTTGACCAGATTTCTATTGTTGACGTAACCGATGCGTATTCGGTCATCCTTACATCCGAAGCGCATGCTTTCCCCGGCACGACCAATGCCGCCAAGGCGGGTTCGGCCACGACACAGATTATTGCCATGCAGGGTGCAAGCCAGGTGCCCTGCTCCGTGACTGTCTCTGAGATCGTCAAGCCCGCTGGCGTGACGGTATCCTCTGACAGCAATGCCACATCGCCCACGCTGACCATCACCGTGACCACCTCCGTGACCACGGGCGGCGTGGTCAAGATTCCCGTGCATATCGGTGACATCACCATCACGAAGGAGTTCACCTTCACCATCGCCTACACGGGAGCAACGGGCGCACAGGGCGCACAGGGCGCAGCCGGAGCGGATGCCGTCACGCTGTCCATCACATCCAGCAACGGCACCATCTTCAAGAACAGTGCGATTGAAACCGTGCTGACCGCCCATGTGTACAGAGCGGGTGCGGAACTGACGGCGGCGCAGGTTGCGGCGCTTGGCACCATCAAGTGGTACAAGGACGGCAACGAAACCGCTGTGGGCACGGGTGCAACGCTGACGATTGACGCAGGGGATGTGAGCCACAAGGCAAACTATGTGGCGCAGCTGGAGGGATGAACCATGGCCGTCAAGGCGGCAGGGCAGATCACACTGACCAGCGTGGTTGATGTATCTGCTGTATATCGGTATTATCTGCTTCAAAGTTCCACGGCGGCAGTCCCGGTGAAGCCCACGGCATTTCCACCGCCAAGTCCGTGGAATGACACGGAGCCGACATACACGGAGGGCAGCACCTACAGCCTGTACACGGTGGAATGCACCGTGTTCAGTGACGATTCCTTCCTGTATTCGCTGGTATCCCTGTCCTCAAGCTATGAAGCGGCTAAGGTGGCTTACAACAAAGCGGCCAATGCGCTGAACCGGGCTATTGTGCAGAGCGCCACTGCTCCATCGCTGACCACGGTCATGTGGCTTGACATCAGCATGACCCCGCCTGTCATGAAGCGATATGACGAAGAGACGGCGGCGTGGATCGTGGTCAATGACACGGCTGAAATCGTGTACAATCTGGAGCAAAATCTTGAATCCTCCCTGATTAAGACACAGGAAGACATCACGGCAACCGTGGCTGAAAACTACTATCTGAGGGAAGACACGGATGCCCTGATATCCTCTGTCAGCACGGAGATTGAGCAGACAAAGAACAGCTTTGAAATCCAGTTCAACCAGTTCAGCCAGGACATTGAAGCGGCGGCATCCGGCACAGATGCACAGTTTGAGGAAATCCGCAAGTATATCCGCTTTGTGGACGGCAAAATCCTGCTGGGCGAGGTCGGCAATGAACTGGAACTGGAGATTGCCAACGACCGCATCAGCTTCCTTCAGGACGGCGCGGAGGTCGCATACTTCAGCAATCGCAAGCTGTACGTCACCGACACACAGATTCTGCACAGCCTTCAGCTTGGCAATTTTGCATTCATGCCCCGTGACAACGGGAACCTGAGTTTTAAGAAAATCTGATCTGGAAGATAGGCCATCTGACCTCTGAAAAGGAGGTCAATCCATGGCGGCATCCGGCACCATCACCGAAGCCATACGCACGGGCTATCAGCTGAAAATCGCATGGTCTGTGGGTTCGCAGTCCGTAGCCAATAATACATCCAGCGTCACCGTGAAGGTTCAGCTGGTGTCAACTGGCGCAAGCTACACCATCAATTCCAGCGCAAGCAAGTCAGGAAGCGTGACCATCAACGGGACGAAGTACACGTTCAGCTTCACGGCATCGCTTTCCGGCAATCAAACTAAGACGCTGTATACCAAGACGGTCACAGTAAGCCACGCAGCCAATGGCACAAAAACCTGTTCTTTCTCCGCAACCTGCGGAATCAATGTCACGCTTTCCGGCACCTACTACGGAAATGTAACGGCCACAGGAACAGGCACATTCAACACCATTGCACGGGCATCCACCATATCAAGCGTCACGTCCTCTGTCAGCGTCAACGGCACCAATGCCGTGACCGTGAACATCACCAGGGCGGCAAGCAGCTTCACGCACACGGTGGTTTTCTCCTTCGGAACATACAGCAAGACCACCACGGGCGTGGGCACCAGCACCAGCTATGCCATTCCCACCAGCTGGCTGAATGCGATCCCGAACGCAACCAGCGGAACGGCAAAGGTCACGGTCACCACCTATTCAGGCAGCACGAAGATTGGATCTGCCGTCAGTAAGAACTTCACCCTGACGGTGCCTTCCTCCGTTGTGCCGACCATCTCCAGTGTGGCTGTGGCCGACACGACCACCAACCAAACCACATACGGCAACATGGTGCAGAGCAAGAGCAAGCCCAAGTTCACCATCACGGCGGCGGGCGCTCTGGGAAGCACCATCAAGGCATACAAGACGGTCTTTGAGGGGAAGACCTACACCGGGGCTACGCCCACTGCATCTGCTATCACGGGGAGCGGGTCTGTCAAGGCCACCATCACCGTGACGGACAGCCGGGGCAGGACGGCAAGCACCACGAAATCATGGACGGTCGTGGCGTATTCTGCACCCAAGATCATCAGCTTTCAGGGGTTCAGATGCCTTGCAGACGGCACGGAGAACTATGAAGGCACATATGTCAAGATGGCGCTGAATTTCAGTATTTCCCCCGTCAATGACAAAAATGCCAAGTCCTACACCATCGAATACAAGCTGTCAAGTGCTACGGAATGGACAGCCTTGACAAGCGGGGCGGTTTATGCCCTCAACGATTCCATCATCAGCGCATCCGGGCCATTTGGCACAGACAATTCCTTTGACATCCGGCTTTCTGTGAAGGATTCCTTCACCACAATCAGAAGCACCTTTGAGATTCCCACGGCATTCACGCTGCTGGATTTCAATAAGAGCGGCAGGGGCATTGCATTCGGCAAGGTGTCTGAATTGGAGGAGGGTATTGAATTCGCCCTGCCTACGAAATTCAGCCATGCGGAAACGCCCAATTCCCCCATCTACCTGCAAAGCGGGCAGGACTTCAATGACATTCTGGAGCCGGGGTATTATGCCATCCCTAACACGGCAGTCAGCACAACGCTTTTGAACAAGCCGTGGACAGCCAATGCAACAGGCGGTTTGTATGTGTTCATTGAAGGTGACGGCATGGGCAAGGTACAGATTGCCCACAGACTGTCCAAGGATGACGGTGAAATCTGGGAACGAAGCTATTATCAAAGCAGCTGGGGCAACTGGTACAGGGTTCATGGCGGCAGAGGAAAGGTGCTTTGGAGTGGCGGTTATTACATGACAGCCACACACACAATCGCACTGTCCGAAAGGGTAAGCCAGCAAAAAAACGGCATTGTTCTTGTGTTCAGCCGTTATTCTGGCGGCGAAGCACAGAATTATCACTGGAACGAATTCTTCGTATCAAAAGAATGGGTCAGGCGGCACCCTGGCACAGGTCATTCGTTCATGATGACGAATGACGGCCTATTCTCGCTCATGGCAAGCAAGTATCTATACATCCATGATGACAAGATTGGCGGCAATGACGTGAACGGGGAATCTGGCACGGGTTCAAGCGGGATCACATACAACAATGCAGGTTTTGTCCTGCGGTATGTCATCGGGGTCTAATACATAGAATGGAGTGATACATATGGAAACGGTCATTGCGGCATTAGTCGCTGGAGGGCTTGCGCTCATCGGCACGGTTATCACGGTCAAGCACAACAATCAGAAACTTCTTCAGGACATGAAGGCCGAATTCGCCAAGGAAATGGCGGTCATGGAATGCAGGGTGGATGAACTGACACGGGAAGTGCGGGAGCATAACGGCTTTGCAAAGCGCATGCCTGTTGTTGAACAGCGGCTTGACGGCATTGACGAAAAAATCAAGATTCTTCATTCGAACAAATAACGAAAACCCCAGGGCTTGCGCTCTGGGGTTCTTTTCATTTATACGAAACGAAATCCTTTTGATATCAAGGCGTTTCTGCTCATGCTGTCAGCAGGGTACCAGCCTTTTTCTAATAAACTTTTGATATACATGCGATTATAGAAAAAGGGAAGAATGATCCATGCGAAGCCGCTGGTGAGGATCAAAAGGATTAGAAAAAGAATCGTCCATTTCAGATCCCCACGGAAGAGCGGGACAAAGATCCCGAAGAAGAACGTCGTCCAGGAAAAGCCCAGCTTCACCTGTTTGACCAGACCGGCAGCGTTCCTCAAGTATATCTTCATGCATTGCATCCCCAATCCTAGAAATGATAATTCTATCATGCACATTTTTGAAGATTTGTCAAGATATCGGAGAAAACGCAAGAGGCCAGGGCTTATGCCCTGGCCTTCTATTTTATGGCTTGCAACGCTTGCATGGCTGGTATCCTTTGTTCAGTGCGGCTTCCTTTGAGGTAAATTCCACCTTATTCTTCTCCTTCATGTCATCCACGGAAGAGCAGGAAATGCGGTGCAGCTTCTTCGTGTTCTTGTTTCCGATATAAGAAACAGTCTTTACAGGTTCCTTGGTCGGCTCTGCCGCAGGAGCGGAAACGGGCACGGCAGATTCTGAAAGTTCGCAGTAATTGGCCGACACATAGCACGTTTCACCATTAAAGTCAATCTGGTGCCATTTCTCCGTATAGAAGGGATGCGTGACCATCAGCCTGTCACCCTGGGCGGCGGCTCCCATCTTCTGGCTGTCCGCATTCGGTTCCTGACGAATATTTACGCCTTTCTTGACGGTGGCGATGACTTCAGGCGTAACGTTCAGCGTGAAGGCAACAGTTTCACCAGAACCGTCAATGGCTTCGCCTGTCATCATAGCGCTTCCGGCCATAAGAGCGGTGATGCTGTTGTCATCCTGCACATGCGCAATGGCGCTGTCTGATGAAGACCATGCCCAGCTGCTGATAGGATCACTGCCCGGCTCCATGATGATCTCCGGCGCAAAAACCGAACCGACACGGACGGAAGCTTCACTGCCGTTTTCGGCGGTCAGTACGGCAATGTCTGAAAAGGCATATGCCGCAGAAGAGGGGAGCAGAATGGCGATGAGAATGAAAAGAATCAATAACCGTTTCATAAGATGCCGCCTTTCACTGTTTCTTGTATTCGTCCATAAGGTGCTGAACATAAGGTGTCATGACGATTGTCTTTTTCTTAAACTGATCCGCATCAAACCTGTTGAGGTTCCAATCAAGCCGATGATAAATTGCCCGTACACGATTTGGGCTGACGCCTAATTCCCTGCCAATGTCAACAAATGTGCGTTTGTCATCTTTCCGGGCATGATAGATGTACATGCCCCGCTCCATATCCTGAAGTGCCATGCTGCCCCTTTCTCTGAATTCAAGATATCTGATACCTACATCATGCACATTTTCTGGATGATGTCAAGGGAAAGAATGAAAAAGCATACTGAAGGCAGTAAAAAAGGAAGGCCGTGGGCCTTCCCTGGTGTTTATCCGATTCTTTCTTTTAGTTCGTCAAGCGTGATGTATTCTCTGAAGTACAGGTGTATCAGCCTTCTGATGCACTCATCTTCCTTCTTCTTATATTCTGCTTCCGTTATTTGTTTTAGCGCATACTGCTTTTTGAGTTCGTGTAAGTGGGTCATTTTGTCGGCTCCTTTAGTGGGGTCTTACGGTACTATCTCTGTTGAGATATGTATGTAAGACCTGATTTTTTCGTAAAAAAATATGGTCGAAATTTCAATCGCAAAATACGACATCAACAATGTCTTTGTTATCAAATTTGATTTCCTTGATGATACTGCGCCAGAAGCGTCTTTTCTCTTCGGGTTCAAGCGTTTTATAAATTCCTTCAAAGTCAGTTTTCAAAAGTTCCTGCAATGGCGTGATGTCACGTTCGGGCGGCGGGGCTTCAGATTCTGCCTTGGCAATGGCAAGCTTCAGTTCTGCATCCTCTTTGAGATAATCGGCATCCGACATATTGCCAGCCATGTACATGACATTCAGACGGCGCTGGCGCTCCTTCAGGGTGGGCAGCTTGCTCTTCGGCTTTTTCTTCGGCTTCGCCTTTTCCAGTTCGTGTTCATGAATTTCTTTTTCAAGCAGCGGCCTTAGATTCTTCAGCAGCCATCTTTCGGTTTTGATCTCAGACGGGCTGTGCTTGTATGTGCATGTCGTAAATTTGAAACGGCAGCGATATGTCTGATACCTGTATTTTTCCCCCTTGCGGACATTGTACTTGTACGTTCCGCAGAGGATCATTCCGCATTCCGGGCAGCGGATCATGCCGGAGAACAGATAGACACCCTTTGCCCTTGTATCCTGCCGTCTGCGCTCTGCCGATTCCTGCACCATCAGCCAATCCTTCTTGCTGACATACGGTTCACAGAAATCCTCAATACCTTCCCACATTCCGCAATAGAAGGGGGAACGGGCAATCCTTAACCAAGTCTTATGCGACTTACTGACACCGTACTCATTGAGCATATGACGGACGGCGGCGGCAAGGTTATTCTTCTTGACAAGGATGTCCCAGAACTCCTGTGTCATCTGCTCCTGCTCCGGGTCTTTGACCAGACGGCGAATGCCATTTTCGTCCTTCACCTTCATGTAACCCATCGGCTTATTCGGGCCACCAAAGCAAGCTTCCTTGTTCTTGCGCTTATGCTCAAAGACTACCTTGATACGCTCCGCTGTGCGGTCACGCTCATTCTGCGCCACGGCCAGGAAGATGGTGATGGCCATCTGTCCATTGGCCGTGGTGGTGTCATAGTTCTCATGGATGGCTCTCCATTGTACACCGTGCTTGTCCAGAATTTCCTGCACCTTGAAGTATTCCTTCACGGAGCGGAACCAGCGGTCAAGCTTGGTGAACAGGATAATATCAATCTTTCCGGCCTGAACGTCATCAAGCAGACGCTGGAGGGACGGACGCTTCAGCGGCGGTTTTGCGCCGGAAATACCCTCATCCGTGTAATGATCCACGATTTTCAGTTTGTTCTTTTCACAGTATTCTGTCAGATTATCAATCTGTGTTTCTATGGAGTAACCGCGCAGGGCCTGTTCCTCTGTTGATACACGTTCATATAGTCCTGCTCTTAAAATCGTCATATTTCATCGTCCTTTGTCATATAGTATCATTATCTGCACTCTTCTTTTCTTCATGTAAAGCGTTATATTTTTGAATGAGCGGAAGGAACATGTCAACCACCTTGGACTTTCTGTTGTTCTCGGCCCACAGATTGTCATTATCCGCACGAAGCCGCGCAATCTGCTCCAGCAGAAAGTCAATCTTCTTCTGCGCATCGGCGCGGATCGTCTCCATTTCTGCCCTGTATGAATCATGAATATTGTCCAGCGCAGCCCTGTAATCCCTGTTATCATCCAGCGCACGTTCCAATTCCCGCATAGCGTCATTCAGGCGCTGTTCGTCCGGGCGGTTTTCTTCCTCAAAGGCCAGATAGCACGGATATGTGTTGGAAGAACCAATGATGGCATCCTCAATGCGTCTGGCCGTATCACGATAAATGTCTTTATCAGGATTTCCGGCCATCAGTCTTTCGACGGTCTTGACGGAGATATCGGCGATTTCTGCGATTTCGGCATTGGTCAAGCCGTTAATCTCCTTCAGATCCCGCATATACTCACACCAGCGGTCAAGCGTCAATCCGGCAGTGCGGGGACCATCGCAGCGAACCTTCCTATGCGGACAGGAAAGGCATCTGTTATAGGGCTTGCTTGCAAAATCAGTCTTCTTTTTCATGATACATACTCCATTTTGTAATTCGTTAGGGTTAAACCCTCAAGAAAGGGGTGTGTGTATTTCCGTATTATTCCGATATCTTATCGTATAATCCCCTTACTTTGGGCTGTAAATTCTGCTTACAAAATGATAGGCTATATCCAGGTCAGAAATGGCCTATCTTCCGGCTGCGGGGGTGTTCAGGTGGTGCTGCGGCACCTCCGCAGTTCAAGTCATTTCAGCATGGAAACAAGTTCCATTGCTTTCAATCAATCTCATAATATACAATGTTTTCAGAACATTAGTTCAGAACAAACGTTTGCCCCGGTGGAAAGGAGAATGCTTGAATGAGTGACACAGATAAACTGATATCATACATATTAACATTAACCCCAGAGCAGGTGGATAAGGTGGTCAGTCAGATTCCACGATTGACTGAATTACTTTCAGGATCATCGCAGCCTTGTCCTCTGGAACAGTCTGAGCAAATTCAATAAGCTTCTTCTGGTTCTCCGATAACCCGTCATACATGGCGGGTTCTTTTATTTCCTCTTGTTCCTTATCCTCAATCAGATCTGACTTTAGAATCCCGAAATAATCCGCAAGCATCTCCACCTTGTCCATCCGGGGAAACTTTTTTCCTTTCACCCAGTCGGTGAACGTGTAGTAGTTGAATCCCAACGCATCGCACACGTCACGTCTGGTCTTTCGGTGCAAATCCATGTACTTCTGAAGATTTCTTGCAAAGATGCTTTTGTTGTCCATGGCTTATATCACCTCCTTTGCTTATATTATACACCTAAAGCACAATAAATCAATAAAAATGCAAAAATAATTGTGCTTTGGGTATTGACAACTGGCATACTTGTATACTATCATGTGATTGTGCTTAAAGCACAACTCAAAAAATAGAAAGAGAGGTCGAACAGAATGGAAGTAACGTTGAAGGCGGCAAGGGTGAACGCTGGCCTGACCCAGATTCAGGTTGCGGATATGGTGGGAACCACGAAAAACACCATTTCCAACTATGAAAGGTACATCACCAAGCCGGACATTGAGATGTCAAAGAAGCTGGCTGATGTCTACGGATGCACGGTCAATGACCTGAAGTTCCGGCCCTGATCATATTTTTTTACCCATAAACTGTGCTTTAAGCACAATCTTAGAGGTGACCAATATGACCATCAAAGAAAAGCTTCGGCTTCTTGCCGACATCAAGAAGACCAATAAACAGCGCCTGAAGGCGTGGCTGGCCGAAAAGAACAAAGGCTGACAAAACAAGGAAAGGGGTGATTTTATGGCGATTCAATACCCGCCTGGATTGGCTGACAGAATCGCAAGGGTGCTGTCCGACATCCTGACGGACAAGTACGGCGAGGAATACGGCGTGAAAATCACCCTGCATCGGGTGGACAAAGAGACTGGAGAAAGGATGGATGGCATTGACAGAGCGGATGTGTATAAAGAGCAGCAAGCCTGTGTGTGATTACTGTGAGCAGACCGTGCCGGAGAATTTCTGGTACGTCATTAACGGCGATGTGATCTGCAAAGGGTGCCTGAACGAGAACTTCAGGCAGAAATTCAGCGAAGACCCTGAGGATGGAGATGAAGAAGAATGAGCCGTCACAGCAAAGGTGACTTGCAGCAGATGCAGTCCCTGCCGCTGGAAGCCAAGATCCTGATGACGCAGCGGCGCATCAGGGACTGGGTGGACTACTGGCACGGGGATGTGTACGTCTCCTTCAGCGGTGGCAAGGACAGCACGGTGCTGAAGCACATCGTGGATGGCATGTATGACGATATCCCTGCTGTCTTCGTCAATACGGGGCTGGAGTACCCGGAAATTCAGCGATTCGTGCGGGACATCAAGGCCGGGAAGTTCCCCTGCTTCAATTCTGATGTGGAGATCATCAGGCCGGAAATGCGGTTTGATGAGGTCATAAAGAAATACGGCTATCCAGTCGCATCAAAAGAGGTTGCGGGATATGTCAGGGAAGCGAAACACAGCAAGAGCGAAAAGCTTCGCACTATGCGCAGACAACGGTTAATGGGTGAATACAGACGGCCAGATGGTCAACTCAGCGAGTATAACTGCAAAAAATGGGGATTTCTGCTGGACGCTCCGTTTGAAGTCTCAGACAAGTGCTGTGCAGTGATGAAGAAAAAGCCTATCAATTCATACGCCAGAAAGACTGGAAGAAAAGGAATCATAGGAACGATGGCGGGTGAATCAAGATTCCGAAAGCAATCGTGGATTAGATATGGATGTAATGCCTACGATTCGCCAAGGCATCAGCTATCAAGGCCATTGTCATTCTGGACAGAACAGGACGTTCTTCACTACATCAAGCAATTCGATGTCCCGTACTGCCCCGTATATGGAGAAATCCGGGTGGCCCAGCACGACACCATAAAAGGCCAGATGAACATCATTGACTATCTGGGCTGTTATGAAGCGGAAGATGTTCTTGAAACCACGGGCTGTGACAGGACGGGCTGCATGTTCTGCATGTTCGGCTGTCACCTTGAGAAGGAGCCGAACCGCTTCCAGCGGATGAAGCAGACGCATCCGAAACAGTACGCATACTGCATGGATCAGCTGGGGCTGAAGGAAGTGCTGGAGTATATCGGGGTTCCTTATGAATGATGGGAGTGATCGAAAATGACCGTTGAATACTGTGACATCTGTGAGCATGCCATTGGAAGCAGTCTCAGCAGATTATTCCCCCAGATCTACAGGGTTAGGGCACTTGACAAAAGCGAAGAAGAACTGGCGCTGTGCGACAAATGCAGGGACAGGCTTTTCCGGGTAATTCGGATGGAAAGCCGCAAGCAATGGAAGAAAGAGTTGAAGGAGATGCGCAAATGAGCAAATACGGTGCCAAGAAGGTCACCTATGACGGCAAGACCTTCGACAGCCAGAAGGAAGCCCAGCGATATGCAAAACTTCGGCTGCTGGAGCGCGGCAAGGCCATCAAAGACCTTCAGACGCAGGTGGGGTTCGTGCTGATCCCCGCCCAGCGGGACGAAAGCGGAAAGGTGATTGAACGGGCTGTCACCTATGTGGCCGATTTCGTCTACACCGACTGCAAGACGGGCAAGCAGGTCGTTGAAGACACCAAGGGTTTCAAGACAAAGGATTACATCATCAAAAGAAAACTGATGCTGGAACGTCACGGCATCCGCATCAAGGAGGTTTGACAACATGCAGATGAACGAATACCAGCGCCTGGCGGCGCGGACGATCAACCCCAAGCTTCATTCCACCCAGCAGATGTATCACGCCCTGCACGGCATGGCCAGCGAGGTGGGCGAAATCCACGGGCTGTTCCAGAAGGACTATCAGGGTCACGCAATCGACCCCCAGCACATGAAGAAGGAACTGGGTGACCTGCTGTGGATGATGGCAGAGTGCTGCACGGCCATGGACTGGACGCTGGAGGATGTGGCACAGACGAACATCGACAAGCTGAAGGAGCGATACCCGGAAGGCTTCAGCACCGAAAAGAGCCTTCACAGGAAGGAGGGTGACATCTGATGACAAGTATAGTTGACAACTGCGCTGTATACGGCATCGCTGACAGCGTGAAGGCCAGCAAGTACCCCATGGCCGTGGACACGGAAAACTGCTCCCCAGTCATCACGGACAGGGTGATCCAGCTTGCCGGATGCGCACCGGGGACGGGCCATGACCAGTTCCTGACGGGCATCATCGTCCAGTTTGACCTGACCTTTTCCATCAAGGCATGGGTGGAAGCGGAGCGGTACCACTTCTTTGACTTCGTGTCAAGTCAGTCCACGATGCACCGCATCACCAAGTTTGACCTTGAAGCGCAGTGCAATGAGTATGTCAGCCCTGAAATCATCAAGGTCTGCGAAAACCTCATCAGACAGCACCTGGACGGGCCGACCCCCGAAAACTATCTGAAGGTGCTGTACAACATCCCCACGGGCTTCCGGCTGACGGCCAGGATGACCACGAATTACAGGCAGCTGAAGACCATCTACCAGCAGAGGAAGAATCACCGACTGCCGGAATGGCGGGAATTCTGCCGCTGGATGGAAACCCTGCCCTGCTCCTTCATGATTACGGGAAAGGAAGGTGAAGCCGAATGAATATCATCAGAGCCGAAAGAGAAGTGTTCAACAAGATGGTCAGGGGCGAAAGAGTATGCTTCTTCCCTGTGGATGACACGCATGTATTCGTCACCCCTGATGGATACATGGGGTACATCTTTCCCCTTTCTGCCATCTCATTCAATGCGGGCAAGTGCATGCAGATGCAGCCGCTGAACTATTCCGAACTTATCAAGCCGGAAAATGAGATTTTCCTGACTGATGATTACCATGGCGGCGGCTTCGGAGATAAGCGGATGTACCGCAGACTGAAGGCATCCGGCAAGAACGTTTTCGTGAATAATGCCTTCCTTGCCAACTTCCAGAACCCAAGATTCTGGCAGGGAGAAGACGAGATTGGCATAATTGCCGTGACAGAAAAGGGCGCAACGCCCAGGGATGACATCCCGGTCGGCATTATTCTTCCGATCAGATGCGACTGGGGAAACGCATACAGAAAGGAAGGTGAACCGTGTGGATAATCTCAAGGCCACGGCGCACATTGTCAAGCATGTGCTGGAGGAAGACAAGCGGACGCGCAACAGTGACAGCTTCCTATATCTCAAGGTGTTGGAATACATCGCAGAGCGGAGCGACTGCCCCGACCTGAAGAGCCTGACGGTGCCCCGCTTCCTGCTGAATATGAAGGAATACGGCTTCCCGCCCTTTGAGAGCGTGAGACGCAACAGGCAGTTGATTCAGGCGAAATACCCGGAACTGGCGGCAGAAGATCCGATTGACGCACACCGCCTTGTCAATGAAGAGCGGGTGCTTGAATACGTCAGGGGTGCCAAGTATGAAGCCTGACACAAGACGGGACAAGCCGCCCAGCCGGGCGGCATCCCCGATCAATAAGCGCAACGGACGGCTGGTCTGCATATGCACGGCCAAGGGACAGATCGTGTATCTGGCAGACGATTACAAGCGAGAGTTAGAAAAGGAGAAGTGACCATGGACTTTATGCAGTTTTTCTGGATTGCGGCTTCCGTCATTCTGGCGGTGGCGCTGGTGTTCTCTGCGGCTATCATGGTGATTTTCGCCATGTGCATGATGCGGGAAGAAAGGATGCTGGAGGATGCGAAGGGCACACACGGTCAGCACGGACGCACTGCTTGCTGACATCAGGGCCAAGTGTCTTGACTGCATGTGCGGCAGTCGGAAGCTGGTAGACACATGCACAAGCCGGGAGTGCCGCCTGTGGCGGCACAGGAAAGGGCTGGCCGGGGAGCAGGAAGGCATGTTTGCCCAGCCTGAACTGGAAGGCCAGATGGACATTTTTGAATTGGAGGTGTGCGGATGATGGATCTCTGGTGGCTGCTCTGTCTGCTCATCACCCACTGTGTGGCCTACTGCATGGGCAGGAATGACCGCAGTGATGATGTGGAGATGTACGACATCACCCTGAAATGGGAGCATGAAAAATGGCTTGCAGAAAGGAAGGACAAGCGGGATGCAGGAGAATTATGACCACCCCACCTTCCGTGTATCGGAAGACCAGTATAAGAACATCTATGGCATGTTCGCAGGGCTTGGCCAGTTTGAAATCGCAGAAGAGCGGATGGCTCAGCGGATCAAGGCGATTCCGAACGGCAAGCGTGACCTGCACCTGATTCTGAGCGTGGGCAATAAGCTGATGCGGCACATCATCGCCACGGTGCCGGAGGAAAAGCGGGAAGCCGTCAAGCGTCAGGCCAAGCACACGCATTTTGACATCCTCATCCGGCCCCGGATGCGGATGGTCGAAAAGAACGAAATCGTGGTGGCTGCGGATGACCTGCATGCGGCGCTGTACTATGCGCATGAGCAGTGCAAGATGTGCTTCAAGGAGAACTGCCGTGCATGTAAGCTGGGCAGGTCGCTTGACCACCTGCTGGCCTATGACCGAAACGGCGGCAGCTGGGCCGGGGTTGACTTTAGTAGCTTCATGGACTGAGAAAGGAAAAACGCATGATGAATCTTGATGAGCAGGGCTGCATTCGCCTTGTGAACGGCATTGTGAAGAAAGCCGTGCAGGACTGGAGGATTGCCAAGAAGCGGCTGTTCCAGTGCCCGGACAACGATGTACAGCAGTACATGCTGGCCGATTGTGAGCGCTTCTTCCTGTCTCCCCTCTTCGGCACCCTGACCAATATGGACGGCAAGGCATTTCTTGAAAAGCTGGAGGATGAGTGGGCGATTGAGGAGCGGCACTTGAGAGCCGCCAAGGAAAAGAAGACCAGGGACAACGGGAAAGGCAAGGTGTTCAAGAGATGCTGACGAATGCACGGGCGCTGGCCGATGCCCTGAATAACTTTGACATCCTTGACTGGGAAGAAAAGGTGTCGATTGCCAATTACATCGAATGCCCCAGCGCAAGGGACTGCGCATGGGACGGAAACCCGAAGGACATGACCGTCTGCGAGGACTGCAAGGTCAGATGGCTTGAACAGAAGTGGGAGGGCTGAAGATGAGCATTGAACGTGAGATCAAACGCAGGAACGCGCTCAAGAATGAAAAGGATAACGGCATCAGGAGAGTTTGCAGGCGTTGCAAGGCTCGAATGTTTGTGAAGCCGGGATATGGCTGTGTCTGTCAAGAATGCGGCTGGGAATCGCATGGTCAGAAACGTGCGAGAATGGAATTGGAGGGCCTAAGATGACAACGTTTGACAGAATCAAGGAACTGCTTGACCGTGCCGGACATCCGATGATGTTTGTGGCGAATGAAGAAAACCACACAATCAAGCCGAGTGCGTACCGAACGATTGCGGAAGCCATTGAAGCTTATCTCATAGAGAGACAGCGTGACGATAACGACCTGATTGAGCGGCTGACTGCTGTGCTGGAAAACGTCCTGAATGAGCGGGACGCACTGCTCAAGATTGCGCGTGACTATGCCGGATGCTCTGAGTGCAGATATGTCGATAACGACCCGGAACAGCCACCGTGTAAGGGATGCGGAGTGCTTGGCATGAACTGGGAATGGCGCGGTGTGCCGGACAAGGAGGGCTGACCATGAAAAAGCCTGAAGAGATCAAGACGGCAATCGCATGCTGCTTTTCGGAGCGCAATAAGTGTGCGCTTTGCCCGTACAACGCAATGCTGTCATGGCGCGGCGATGACTGCGTCAATGTGCTTCAGCATGACATGACCACCTACATTCAGCAGCTGGAGGAGCAGATTGACCTGATGAAGATCCAGATGCAGGGTGACTGCGGGGTCTGCAAACGCTGGAATGGTGAAAAGTGCGATGAATGCCTTGCCAAGACGGGGCATCCGTACTGGGAATATGAAGGACTGCCGGAAGTGGCAAAGGAGGAAAGCAAATGAGAATTATCTGTACGGTGAATGAGTTTGCCAAGATGGTCAGGCGGTGCAGTGCGGGTTCCTGTTACGGCTGCGTCATGGCCGATGCCTGCGGGGATCAGATGGGCATTGAACGTTTTATTTCCGCTGAAGATGTCATTTCGGAGCCGGATGCAGATGAATGCAACCGAAAGCCTGAATAACGGCATCATGCAGAAGTGCTGCTGCGCTACATGCAAGCATCGCCATCCCCTGGGTGCATCCATCCACTATCTGTGCATAGGGTGCATCCAGGACGGCGAATGCACGAAATGGGAACATGCTGGAGGTGACACGGATGATGACAGCGGACAGTGACCTGATCCGGCGCAGTGATGCCATCGCTGCCTTGCATGCGGAGATGAAGCGCACCTACACCCCGGCAAGGAAGGGCGGCTTCAAAGGAGCGCTTGAAATCGTGCGGAGGGCACCCAGCGTGACGGTGCGCTCCCCCGGCTCTTCTCACTGGTTCTATAACGCAGGATGGTTCTTCTGCGACAACTGCGGCGGCAAGGCGGCTGGGTGCGGATACACGCCCTACTGCCAGCACTGCGGGTCAAAGATGGACGATATGCCGGAAATCGAATGAATCATAACCGCCGTACCCTGATGGGTGTCAATCACAAAAAGAAAAGAAAGGAGAAACCCTCTTGTGATCTATGAAGGATGTGCCAATCCCCGGCACCCATCCGGGTGCGGCGGGGATCAATACACAAACGAAAGGAAGTGATGGGAATGGCTGATGTGAAATGGGTGAAAATCACCACGGATATGTTCGACAACAGGAAAATCAAGCACCTGCGCAAGCTTCCTGACGGCAATAACATCGTCCTGATATGGGTGATGCTGCTGACCATGGCAGGGAGATGCAACGCTGGAGGGATGATCTTCCTGACCGAAAACATCCCCTACACGCCCAAGATGCTGGCCGATGAACTGGGCTTTGAGGAAAACACCGTGAAGCTGGCGCTTCAGGCTCTGGAGCAGTTCAACATGGTGGTGACGGATCAGGGCTATTTCTCCATAGCAGGATGGAACGAATACCAGAACATTGAAGGCATGGAGAAAATCCGGGAGCAGAACAGGAAGCGGGTTGCCGCTCATCGCAAGCGTCAGAAGGCACTTGCTGAAGGCGTTTCTGCTTGTAACGTTACAGATAACGTTACCGTCACGCAATGTCACGCAACAGATAAAGAAGAAGAAAGAGATAAAGAAAAAGAGAAGAAGAAGAAAAAGAGTGTGAAGGAATCCCCCCACACCCTCTTACAGCGCCTGATTCCCGATTATACCATGACGGATGACCTGAAGGCAAAGATGGCCGAATGGATTGCCTACAAGACGGAGCGGAAGGAAGGCTACAAGGAAACGGGCCTGAAGTCCCTGCTTCGCCAGGTGGAGAACAAAGCCATGGAATACGGCGAACCTGCCCTGATTGACCTGATTGACCTGTGCATGGCCAGCGGCTGGAAGGGGATCATCTTTGACAAGCTGGCAAAGGCCCAGCCTGTCCCGCTCCATCGTCAGGATGCCCAGCCGTACAGGAAGGCCAGCAAGGCTGAAGAGATGAACGAATTTTACAACATGGCCGCTGAATGGGCGGCAGAAGGAGAATGACATATGATGAATGAAATGCTGCGCAATGGCTCCGGCTATGTGGATATGACCGCCTACGAAGGCATGACCAAGGCGAACCCCGGCGAAATCTGGACACAGGCAGACCGTGATGAAGATTACTGGGTACTGCTTGCGGTCAACGGCAATGTGGCCACGGCCCTGAAGCTGACCAACCGTGAATTTGACGGCTCTGTCCCCGTTGTCTGCCGTGAAGTGATGTACACCAATCCGGCCATGCTGGGCTATCTGTTCCATAACCGTCTTGGCTGCTACGTCAAGACCCTGCCGAAGAAAGAATTTGAAGCTGTGCAGAAGGCTGTGGCTGATGCGCTGGGCTTTGCGGCTTCCGTGGACGAGGATGCGGAAGACTTGTGGCTTGAAAATGCCAAACTGAGGGAAGACCATGACAGCATGAAGAAGATGCTGGAGGAAGTCACGACTGAACTGAAGGCACAGAAGAAGGTCAACGAAAGCCTGAATGACAGCGTTGCTGAATTGCAGCTGGAGGTCACCTGCTGTGAGACGTACAAGGCCGTATACTACGAACTGCTGGACAAGCTGATTGCGGCGAAGGCAGGTGCTGCCCTGTGACGAAGCAGGAATTCAGCAAGTGGGTCATGGCCCTGAAGACCTATTACCCCCGTGAACAGCTTCTGCCCAACGCCCAGGCCATTGAACTGTGGTTCCAGGAACTGCACGACATCCCCATGCAGGTGGCTGAAGCGGCCCTGCGCAAGTGGGTATCCACCAGCAAGTGGTCACCGACCATTGCGGAAATCAGGGAAATGTGCGTGGATGTCAGGCGCGGAGATGCCCCGGACTGGTCTGAAGGCTGGTACAAGGTCAACATGGCCATTCAGCGCTATGGCAGGTACAGGCCAGCGGAAGCCATGGCCAGCCTTGACCCCATCACCCGCAAGGCTGTCAAGTGCCTGGGCTTCGGGAACCTGTGTGACACGGAGGATATCGGATACTACACAAGGCGCTTCCAGCAGATATTTGAGACGGAAGCGAAGCGTCAGCAGATGCGCCTTCAGCTGCCTGTGGAACTGCAAGAGGTCATCGGGCAGATTCAGGGTGAATTCACACTGAGACTGGAAAGCGGGGATGCGCATGGTTAAGGCAAGGAAACTGTGGCGTATCTCCGTTGAGGGGCGGACGGCATCCGGGCATAAAATCCAGCTGGTCATCGGCCAGCATGCCCGTGACGCTGGTGAAGCGTGGATGATGTTCAATGATTCCTTCAGCGGCGCATGGTGGGAAAGGATTTCCGTGACGGAGGTGAAGCCGGATGAAAGGCCAGAGCAATGACGCAAAGAAGTATCTGGAGCGGATCAAGCAGCTGGACAAGCTGATTGGCAGGAAGAAGGACAGAGCGGCAAGGCTGGACGCGCTGGCCAAGAAGATCACCCCGACCATGAGCGAAGGCGGCGGCAGCGGCAGCGGGAATCAGGACAAGGTGGGCAACGTGACATGCATGCTGCTTGACCTGAAGGAAGAAATCAAAAAGGACGGCGAAACGCTGGCCGACATGCAAAGAGATGCCTATGAACTGCTGTACAAGATCAACAACGAGGAATACTATGACGTGCTGGAAATGCACTATATGCAATACATGACCTTTGAGCAGATCGGTGCCAAGAAGGGATGCTCCCGCAGATGGGCAGAGAAGCTGCACGGCAGGGCGCTGGAGGTCTTCGGGAAGATTCTCAAGGCGCAGGAATAAAAAAGAGCGGTGCAGTTAAACTGCGCCGCTTTTCTCTTTGTCTGAATCAGCAGGTCATGTCTTCCATGTACTGATTCCAGCATCCGTCTTCATACAGCAGGAACCCGCCATCCTTTTCGGACTGGACACCATCCGCATCTTCATAGAACGGATCATATTCCGCTTCAAATGCCGCCTTGATCTCTTCGTTGGTCATGGTCTTTTCGCCCTTGATGCTCATGATGATCTTATACATGGTGCTTACTCCTTTTCTTTCTTGTCCAGTTCCATCTGTGCTTCGATTGCCTTCTTGACGTATCCGGCCAGGGAACAGCCGGACGCTTCAGCTGCCGCACGGACTGCGGTGCAGAAGTCCTTGGAATAGCTGACGGGGAGCCGCTCATACTTGGCGGCAAGATACTTGTCATTGGCCTTGCGCTGCGCTTCTGTAAGTGCCACGGGCTTCACCTCTTTCATCTGAGAAGATTATACCACAACCATATATTAGTATCAATATACCGAATGCACAAATATTGGTACTAATATTTAGGGGTATGGCCGATTGATATATTGGTACTAATAGTATATAATAAGACCATAGAAAAGGACATCACACACCGACCGAATACAGGAGGAAACGAAAATGAAGGACGAACTCGTCAGGCGCGTGATCGACGGTGAAACCTTTGAGATCCAGGTTGAACATTACAGCATTTCCGACGGAATTAAGCTTGCGGAGGAAACCATTGAATCCATCGAGTGCTGCGAAAGACTCGGATACAAGTACATCGATTCTTCGGTCTACGTCCTGTACAAGGACGGGCGTGAGTACTTCAACGGCGAAGGTGGAAGCTTCGGCAAATTCCGCAAGACCAACGCAAGAACGATCATTATCGACTGCGAAGGGCATTGCTATCAGCTTGCTGGGAAGTACATGATCGATGAAAACCTCTGTCCGCAAGCGATCTGACACACGACCAGCCGCGCCGGGGCGGCTAAACCCCGGCAGAAAGTGAGGACAGCATGAGAAATGCGCTGCGAATGTACTACTACCTCCCGAATCAATCCGAACTCTTCTCTGATCCGTTCGTTTTTGAAACGAAAGACGGCAAGGAATGGGAACGCGCTGTGAACATTGCCCACGAAAAGGGCTACAAGATCGTCAGAGTTGAGCGGGTAAAATAAACACGACAAGCCGCGCCGGGGCGGCCAATCCCCGGCAGAAAGGATGGGAACCATGGAAACCATGACGCTGAACTTCACAAGCAAGGAGCGGTACGGCAGGGCGGTCAGGCGGCTGCTGATGGGAGACGGCCAGTATCAAATGGTCTGCTTCGGAAAGTGGATCGGGCATGACACATACTTTGGATATGTCGAATTTAAGAAGCGGGCATGACCCGCTTTTTTCTTGCAGTTCGCAGAAGTTCGCAAGAGTTCGCAAAAGTTCGCAAAAGTTCGCAAGAATTCGTCTTGAATTCGCAGGTTTGGCGTGATAGTATTATCGTGAAAAGAAATATCAAAGCACAGCCGGACGGGGCCTTCCCCTTCCGGCTTTTTCTATGCTCAAAATGGCTGGAGGTGATGATTGT